TCATCAAATCACCTTAAGCGGACGTGATAAAACAGCTGATTTAGTAGATTGTACGCTATTGGCCGAACAGAGTGATTTTACAGGGGCTATTAGCCTTAAAAAATTATGTGAAATTGCCATTGAAAAATCCGGTGTACAAGGTATTAGTGTCATTGACCAGTCAAATGTTGAAGATTTTGATGAGGTAAGCCTTGAAAGCGCTCAGGTAGGTGAAAGTATTTACAGTTTTATCGAGCGTTATGCTCGTAAACGTCAAGTATTATTAACCTCTGATGGTAATGGTAATCTAGTGATAGCCAAGCCAGGTTTGATTGCTGCACAAACGTCATTGGTTAACGGTATTAATATTAAGAGTGGTAACATCATCGTTGATTTGTCTAGGCGCTATCGAAAGTATATTGTTAAATCACAAGGAAATTTAAGCGTTTGGCCAATCGATAGCGCAATCAATACTGAGCAAGAAAGCAATAATGAGGGAATCTCTGAAGATACTAACATTCGCTCTGGTCGAAGCTTAACCATTATAACCGAAAACGCTAGTAATCAGAGCGATGCACAACTACGTGCTGATTGGGAAAACGATGTAAGACAATCCAATAGCATTACAGCCAGCGTCACTATTCAAGATGCTGGGGATAATGGTGAGGTATTGGTGCCTAATCGAGTGGTTCAGTATCAAGAACCTTTCTTGCAACAGAATTACACGATGTTGATTAAGTCCATACGTTATAGTTTCAATTTAGACCAAGGTTCAACCACTGTATTAAAGTTAGTACAACAAGGTGCTTATCGCTTGCAATTACAAGCGGCAGAATTTGAAAAACAACAAGACAGTCAAGATTTTAGTTTTTTATTGGATGCGGTAGGGGCACAGCATGAAACTCAGCCGGATGGGGATGTTAATTAGTTGAGTCATTATTATTCATTCATCTTTAATCTATAAATTTTAGGCCGAGTGTTAATAATAACAATATCATCGCAAGGTAGAAAAAATATTTACCTATTTTGATGTTGCGCTTATTGAGATAACGCTTGATAAGTTTGATTAAAAACCGATCACTGTGTTTTATTTGATTAGTAGTTATCCGCTTTTGTAAGTCCAACATCATAAGTAATGCTTTTGCTTGCGACGGTTCAAAATTATTCTTTATTAGATTTATTGTTGTGGTCTGTATGAATAATAAATTATCGGGTCGTGAGCTTTTTGATTGTTTTATTTGATCATCATTTTTCATAAAAAACCCTTTTTTTTAACAATTATAAAAAAATATACACCATATCATTTAAGGCTTCTATGTATCAAGGCTTTGTTATTAATACAGAAAGCGATGCCGGAGATGTTCAACAACAACAAGTCTCATACTTAGGCAAAGTCTCACAATACGCGGTCATTTATCCCTATGGTTTAATTGGTAAACCGCCGCTAGGCTCTGCCGTATGGTTGAGCACCGTATTAGGCGATGAAGCGAATAAGGCCGGTATTGCGAATGCAATCACCACACGCACTAAAAACTTAAAAGACGGCGAAACTGGTCTGTTGAATCATCTAACAGGCACCACTGTTTTTTTAAACGCCGATGGCCAGTTAGTGATTAACACCACAGCCGAAACCATCATCACCTCAACCAATGACGTAACCATTACGGCACCCAACATCATTATTAATGGCAATGTAACCATAAATGGAACACTAGATGTCAGTGGCCTTGTAACCGGTAATACCGGTACTACCGGCGTCACATTAAGTGCTCATGTTCATACAGGAGTCGTCAGTGGTGGCAGCAACACTGGAGGCCCTATCTAATGGCCAGAATCGATATCGCACTCACTAAACGAGAAGATGATATTTATGACGTTACCTTTACTAAAACCGGCGATTTTGAAGCCAGCGAAGGTCTGGACACTGCCATTTTATTAAGCTTATTAGAAGAACGTCGCGCCAACAGTGCCGAAGTGTCGACCCCACAAAATAGACGTGGCTGGATAGGTAATGAATTAGGCGATATCGCCACTTATGAATTAGGTTCAAAACTTTGGCTATTAGATCAAGAGCGTTTAACTACCGACACTCTAAATCGGGCCGTAGATTACGCACGTCAAGCGCTGCAATGGCTGTTAGATAACGACATTGCTCAGTCTGTCACCATTAACGGTGAAATTCAATTTCCCGATGGTATTCGATTGTTTATCACACTTACCAGAGACAATAACAACATCGAATCGTTCTTTTTTAATTTATGGGACAACACCCTATTTAGAGAGGCCGTTTAATGGCGCAAGATTTACCCACCGCACAAGAACTGGATGCTCGAATTAAAGCTGACGTTCAGATTGCGCTGCCAGAAACCAATCCAGCATTATCCGCCAGTCTAATAGAGGGCATATTAAGTGGTGTGGCGCTACGTCATGCCGATTTTAACCGTACTTTAGCACTATTAGAGCGTGAACTGTTATTAGTTGATGCTAGAGCTGCGGATTTTATTGCTAAATGGGCGCAAATTTATGGTATAGAACTAAACGCCGCCACCTCTGCAACGGGTAATGTCGTCGCCACCGGTGTCGCCGCTACCAGCGTTCCCATTTTGACCGAATTACAAAGCGGGGATAATACCTACATCGTACAGGCGACGGCAACCATTTCAGCACAAACGCTGTCCATTATCAGTTTAACACGCAGTGGCAGCACCGTAACGGCCATAACCGCTAGTGATCATAACCTTGCTAGTGGTATAACAGGCACCGTTTCAGGCGCTGTTGAGACCGATTATAACGTCACCACTGAGATTATCGTCACCGCAGGCGACACGTTTCAATACACCATCAGCACTACACCCTCAACACCGGCAACGGGCACCATTGTATTTGATATCACCTTTGCCTCAATAGCCGTCAAAAGTGAAGCACAAGGTCAATCAACTAATTTAGTGGCCGGTACTAAACTTGCCTTTACTATACCTATCTCTGGGGCTGACTCTGATTTATTTGTCGATTTTAATGAGGTCTCCGGTGGCACCGATATTGAACTACCCTCCTCTCAAAAAGACCGCACCTTAGAGCGCATTCAAAATCCGGTTAGTCGATTCAATGTGGCTGACATTACCGCCACTGCTAAAGAAGTTTCTGGGGTAACACGTGTCTTTGTACAGGAAATCACCCCAGCCGTCGGTCAAGTTACCATCTATTTTGTGCGAGATGACGATGACAACATTATCCCCAGTGGACAAGAAGTGTTGGACGTTAAAACGGTGCTAGTGGCCATTAAATCAGCGCACGTTGATGAGGCGGATGTGATTGTATTAGCGCCTACCGCTGTGACGGTTGATTTTACCTTTAGTGCGTTAACACCTAATACGACCACTATGCAAACGGCTATTGAGGCCAGTCTACAAGCTTTTTTTGCCGAAAACACGCAGGTAGGAGTCAATGTGGATGAGGATGCCTACCGTGCGGCTATTTTTAACACCATTGCGGTTGACACCGGTGAGCGAGTATCAACGTTTTCTCTATCAGCCCCCACGGGTGATATTATTATTAGTACAGGAGAAATACCGGTACTGGGTACCGTCAGTTTCTAATGGCTTTTTTCGACATTAAAACAGCCGATGAATACGGCCAAAGCCTAATTGATTATATGCCAAATGGCGGTGTGTTCCTCGCCAAAAAATATTGAAGGCACCAATCTACGACGCTTTTTATTGGCCTTGGGCAGCGAGATATTACGCACCGAAGAAAGTATTAACACGCTGGCTTGTCAGTTCTTCCCGCAAGACACCATTGAATACATTGACGACTTGGAAAAGCTAGTAGGCATTCCGGATAACTGTTTTCCAGGTACCGGTAGCTTAGAAACCAGACGCAACCATGTGGTGATTAAGTTGGCTTCACTGAATGTGGCCACCGTAGAAGATTTTGAGCGAATTTGCGCTTTGTTTGATCTGGAATGTAAGATTACCAGCGGTATTTCCCATCACTTTTGGCCGTGGACGTGGCCCCACCTATGGTTTGCTAGTCAAAAAGAAGCGCGTTTCACCATGGTAGTCAACCTACCGACTAGCGCACAACCCTCAACCTGGCCCTGGACGTGGCCTCACGTTTGGGGCGCGGATGAGAGCATCTTGCAATGTCTTTTTAACCAACTCAAACCCGCCAACGTACAAGTTAAATTCTTATTTACCCTTTAATGGAGAGCATACATGGATATTGTTGACCAGGTCATAGACGGTGAGCTATCACCTTCTGAATATAATCAACACATAGGTAGTAATCAAAATGTCATTGAAAGCAGCGGACAAATCTTATCCAATTCTGATTTATTTCAACTAGCCAAGGCTACAGCCAGTTACGCCACTGTATCAAGCTTTTATACCGACAGCGGCATTGCGAACGCTTATGTATTCGATCCTATTGCAAACTTTCAAGCACCGTCGGCTTATGAAGTAGGGTTGTTGGTACGCGCTCGAATTGCTAATGAGAACACAGGGGCCAGTACCATTAATGTGGCCACCTTGGGTGTCGTCAATATTAAATTAGCCGATGGCACCACCGACCCAGGGGCCGGAGATATCCCCACCGATAAAGACAGTGTCTTCCGTTTCGATGGCACCAGCTTTTTAATTATTGAGTCCGGATCGGGCAGTGCGGGTGGATTGACAATCACTCGAACACAAACCACCCACGGCTTTGTGATAGGTAATGTCTTAAAGCTCAATGGCACGACGTATGAGACCGCCCAGGCCGATAGCGCCGCTAATGCGGAAGTCGTAGCGATAGTCTCTGAGGTCAAAACCGCAGACGATTTCGTACTACATTCCTACGGACGTATAGAAGGGTTAAGTGGCTTTACGGCCGGAGAGGTGCAATTTTTAAGTCCGACCATTGCCGGAACTTTGACCAATGTTGAACCCATATTAGCCGGTCAAATTAACAAGCCGCTACTGATTGCCGATACAACGACCTCTGGTTATTTCGTCAATATGCGCGGCGTGGAAATCACCAGCATCGCCAATAAAGTCGGTAGTTTTAAGGTGTTTCTAAGTGTCGCACAAAGCATTGCTGATAATACCGTGACTAAAATTCAATTTGCAGACGAGGTATTTGATAAAGAAGGTTGGTACGACAACGTCACTAATTTTCGCTACACACCCCAAGTGGCGGGTCAATATATGTTTGGTGTGACATCGGGTTTTGCCGTTGATTCTGCCATCGACATTGTACAAGCTGAAATTCATAAAAACGCCACTGCGGTGGCCATCAATCGTGAAATGAGTGACTTGGGGGGCACAAACATCATTGGCGAGTCGGTAACCACAATGGTCGATATGAACGGCAGCACCGATTTTATCGAGTTTTTTACTTTGCAAGACAGCTCACCCAACGCCAGTAAAAACACCTTGACTAGCGAAGAGAACATCTTCGCCTATGGTTTTCTGGTCGAACCCGCTTAATAAGGAGAAAACATGTCAAATTCCGCAGTTTTATTAACCGATAAAACCAAATTAGCACAAGGAGCTTTTAGAGTATTTTTAAGTTCTGATCAATTAATTGCAACGTCTGTCCAGACAAAAATCCAATTTAATACCAAGGATTATGATCTCGATGGTTGGTTTGATAACATCACCAATTTTAGGTACACGCCACAAAAGGCTGGAAAGTATACCGTAAGTTGTGTTTGTGGATGGGAGATCTCATTAACTATAAATGTAATCCATGTCTCCATCCTTAAAAATGGTACGAGAATAGCTACTTGTAAGGAGTTTAGTGAGGGTAACACTAGTGTATCACCCTTTAATTGTGTTGTTACTGAAGTGGATATGAACGGTAGTACTGATTTCTTAGAGGCGTTTGCGTTACAACAAAATTCATCAACAGACTCTATTAATATTTTAAGCAGTAATAATGACACCCATTTTTTTGGCCACTTAATAGGAGAATAATATGAATAATATCGAAATTAAAGCTTATTGCGTAAAAAACGGTAAAACCTTAACCGAAATAAAAGGTCAATATATCCTAACGGATAACTTGAAGGATCCACTGTTTATTTCAGAATGGAATATCAGCGGCTTAACTGAACCCACTCAAACGGATTTGGATGCCTTAACGCAAACGGAAAAAGCCACGGTAACAATAGAGCTTATTAATGAGGCATTACAAACCAAAAAAATCGCCTTACAAAGTGATATTGATGCCGGTAATACACTAATAGCTGCCGGTCATAGTAACATAGATGTCAGTGGGTTAGAGACCGCATTAGCGGCGCTTTAAGTTGAGAAAAACTACAATAGTGTTATGAAATTGTCGAAAAACTTCAATCTGGAAGAGTTTTTATTCTCCCAAACCGCCATTCGTTATGGTATTGATATGACACCATCACCTGTTGTGGTACAAAATATTGAAAAATTAGTTAAAAATATACTACAGCCTCTTAGAAATTCTTTAGGCAATAGCGTTATTATTTCATCAGGCTTTCGGCCCATACAACTTAATCAATTGATAAAGGGTTCTAAATACAGCGCACATATTACCGGAAGTGCGGCGGATATTAAAGTTATAGGTTACACCCCATTGCAAGTTTTTACATGGCTTGCCAAAAATAAAAGTCAAAAATGCGACCAAATTATCAATGAGTTTAACTCATGGGTACATATTGGGATTTCGCAACAACAACCTAGACAACAATTATTAAAAGCGTTTAAAAATATACAGGGCGTTGTGTGTTATCAAGCGATTGAATTATGATACAAATAGCGGGTTTATTACTTAATGGTGTATTTGATTTTTTTAAACATCGTAGTGAGCGTAAACTTATAGAACGTAAAGGAGAGCTTAAAATAAAATCCGCCGAAACTAAGGCAAAAATTCAGCGTATTGTGTCGGGTGACAATGCCTCAATCAATATGGACTTGATATCTGCACAAAATCGAGGTTGGGAGGCTGATTATTTATTACTTATTGTCACCATACCGCTTATTTTATCGTTTATCCCAGCGATGTTATCCTATGTTACTCAAGGGTTTGAAGCGCTTAAACAAGTACCTGAATGGTATATGTGGGTGCTGCTGGGTGTGTTTATTGATACGTTTGGTTTTAGGCGTATGCTACGTGTAGTATTGGAAAAGTATATTAGCAAAAAATTTAATTAATGAAAAACTTAAAATAGACTTATGAAATGTCTACAAAAGAAGAACTTGAAAAAATCATTGCTGTTTACAGTTTGACAGAAAATTTGATACCTTTGAAAAAAAAATAACCAAGTCTTTTGATAAAAAACTAGAGGAGATGACCAAAAACCTACTCAAGCGTAAAAAAATAACACTAAAACAAATGGATTTTATTATTTTTTCATCATTGGTATGTTTTTTTTCTTTTTTTAAAGATTTAGATGAAAATATATTTTTAATCCAATTTTTAAAGGAGTTACTACAGTGATATTAAATGCCTTAAATGCTCTTGCCATTACGGTATCATTTTTATGTCTTGTGTTTATGTTTTGGGGCAATATCTGCTATTTTTTTTTAGTCCTATTGTTCTCAGTGTTTTTAATAAATGGTATGAGCTATATTTATAATTTGGCAGATTTTCATCATTTAACGCTAGCTATTTCCTTTGGTGTTATTGCTCTAAATAAATCCACGTGGTTTAGTGGGTAAATTATAAATAATTACCCACAAAATTTGTGGATAATACCTTCTTAAGTGCTCTATCTGTTTGTTGTTTTTGTTTTTTTATAGGTGATTAAAAAATAACTACTAATTTATTTAAAATTAGTAGCTCAAAGACGGCAGAGTTATTTAAAGTTATACTTTTAATATGGCTATCGTAAAACGTCTAGTTTTCTGATTTTCCATTATCTAGGATTCATTCCTATATAGCATAGTGTTATCGAGAATGAAGTGCCCTATGGACTTGTTCCATGCATAGCATCCTATTCCGCCGCGGTCAATCCGTATTGTGTCTACTAAACATTTTCCTCACCATAAGACAGGCTATTTCAAAACAGCCCACACCAGCGCTAGTGTCGC